CGATACAACCACGAAACAATTGCTTTGGGCTTCAGCTTAACTGAAGAAGCTATTGAAGATAACTTGTACGACTCTTTGTCTGCTCGTTATACAAAAGCATTGGCTCGTGCTATGGCTTACACCAAACAGGTTAAAGCAGCTAACGTTTTAAACAACGGTTTCAGCGCAGCTGTTACTGGTGGTGACGGTGTATCTTTGTTCAGTGCTGCTCACCCATTGGTGAATGGTGGCACAAATAGCAACATCCCATCTACCGCCGCTGACTTAAACGAAACTTCATTGGAAAATGCTGTGATCCAAATCGCTGCATGGACTGACGAACGTGGTTTATTGATTGCTGCTAAACCTAAGAAGTTGATTGTTCCACCAGCATTGCAATTCGTTGCAACTCGTTTGTTGGAAACTGAACTTCGTGTTGGTACAACCGACAACGACATCAACGCGTTGAAAAACAACGGTGCTGTTCCTGAAGGTTACGCTATCAACCACTTCTTGACCGACACCAACGCTTGGTTCTTAACCACGGACGTGCCAAATGGGTTGAAACATTTCGTTCGTAGTCCATTAGCTAACTCAATGGATGGTGACTTCGATACAGGGAATGTGAGATATAAAGCGAGAGAACGTTACTCGTTTGGTTATTCTGATCCGCTTTCGATTTACGGGTCGTCCGGAAGTTAACCAATAAAATCAACAACTTAAGTTGATTAGAATAGCCCTCTTTACGAGGGCTATTTTTTAGGTTATGATTACCAGTATCGTAACCCACATAGGACAAGACTATGGAATACCCAAACAATCGTGCAGACGCTAAGTCTCAAGGTGTAAAGTTTTACTTTACAGGTCAACCGTGTAAACGAGGTCACATTGCTTTACGTAAAACAAAAGGTTGCTGCGTAGAATGTGTTAAAGAGGATTGGCAAATAGATAACGAAAAACGAAAAGGTAAACCAAAGTCAGAAGCTGCTAAAGCCGCTGGTAAAAGGTACTATGAAAAAAATAAAGAGCAGGTTATAGCTCGGGCATATGCGAGACCTATAGAAGAAAAACGTCGCCATAGAAGCGAGCATAAGAAAAACAACCCGGATCTATACAAAGAGCTATGTAGCTTGCGTAAACGTCGACATCGTCAAGCGACGCCACTTTGGGTTGGTGCGAAAGAAAAATTAGCCATCAGAGCGTTATATTCTGAGGCAATGAGGTTAACAAAATTAACAGGAGAACAGTACGTAGTTGACCATATCATTCCGCTTCATGGTGAAACAGTATGCGGTCTACATACTATTAAAAACTTAAGAGTTATGACACAAGAGGAGAACCTTAAAAAGTCTAATAAGCTTTTAGAATAAACCTCTTGCACTTCCCAACCATTCAGGTAATATGCGAGTCGAGTCTAGGATTAAGTTCTACGCCGACCGACCTAGCGGGCTCGCACAAGACGGGGTAGATTAGTGCACTTGGAGAATTAGAAATGTCCTTTGCTAGCCATTTAGGTCCTTGGTTATTAGGTACCGTTAAAAACACCACCGGCACAACTGCCGGCACAATCCGTAACATGGGCGCTACTGTTGTAGGTCAAACAGACGCTATCACCTATGCTGATGCAGCAGGTACAAGAGCTTTCGTTCTTCCTGCCGGTTCAGTCATCACAGAGATTGACTTTATCACCACTGCAGCATTCTCATCAGCGGCTACACTCAAATTGACCATCGGTGCTACCGACATCACTACAGCAACTACTGTAACTAACTTAGGTTCAACAGCTTTGACTGTTGCAGCAACTACAGCTGCTACAGCTTTGATTACTAACGTGGGTAGTACAGATGCTATTGTTACTTTTACTGTTGCGGGTACAGCATTGACAACAGGTGCAGGTGTAATCGTGATTAAGTACATGGTACGTAATTCTGACGGTTCTGCTAACCCAACAGCACAACAAGCGTAATTGATCTGGGGAGTTTCGGCTCCCCATCTTTTAACTGAGGAGATTGATTATGGCTAAGACTACTTCATTGGCTGTAGGACGTGGTGAAAAGTTACCTGTGTCTAAAGGTGCAGGATTAACTGCAAAGGGCCGCGCTAAGTACAATAGGGCCACAGGATCAAACCTAAAAGCCCCTGCTCCGCACCCAAAGTCAGAGAAAGATGCTAAGCGTCGTAAATCGTTTTGTGCGCGTATGTCAGGGATGCCGGGTCCTATGAAGGACGAGAAAGGTAGACCGACCCGTAAAGCAGCCTCACTAAAACGGTGGAACTGCAAATGAACGATTCTGTTGAAATGATTAAAGACTTAGCTGTACACGATGTAGAGATTAAGCACTTGCAGGATGACATGGACAAGATGGTCAAAGAAATGGCTGAGATCAAAAAGAGTTTAGCCTCTATAGAAACTGTGTTGTCCGAAGCTAAAGGTGGATGGAGAACGCTAATGTGGGTCGGCGGTGCAGGTACTGCATTTGGCACGCTTGTAGGTTGGATAATCGAGCACACAGGTAAGTAAAGTGCCTAGTACAAGTAAGAAACAGCATAGACTAATGCAAGCCGCTGCTCACAACCCTGAGTTCGCTAAGAAAGCAGGGGTACCGGTCAGTGTAGCTAAAGAGTTTAACCAAGCCGATAAAGGCAAAAAATTTAATAGAGGTGGCAACGTGGCTAACTTAAAAAAACTATTCAAAGGCAAAGAGACTTATAAAGAAGAGCTGAAAGAAGGCAAAGCAATTAAGTCTGGCAAGATCTCTCCTGAACAATATGCGAAAGGTGAAGCGATGGAAAAGAAAATGAAGAAAGGTGGTAAATGCTACGCTGGTGGTGGTGCTGTTAAAAGTGATGAGCTTAGAAACGCCGATATTCAACGCGAAATGGCAAACCAAACTAGAGTAGTTAAGAAAGCTAAAGGCGGTGTGACTCGTGCCGACGGTTGCGTGACTAAAGGTCACACTAAAGGCAAATTTGTATGATGGAATCGCGGGGTATGGGCGATATAAACCCTAGTAAAATGCCCGGCAAGAAAACCATCAAACGTAAAGACAATCCGCAAGACGTAGAGATGTACAAGAAAGGCGGAAAAGTTAAAAGGAAAACTAAATGAGACCGATTACACAATCTGTTACCGGTGTAGCAAACAGTGCAGGTATTCCAATGGACTACTACATCTCCCCATTTAACGTGGGTTTTGGTGTGGTTGTTTCTGGCACTATTACCTATTCTATTCAGCATACGTTTGATGGGACTAACTGGTTTAATCACCCGACTGTAATTTCACAGACCACTAACCAAGATGGTAACTATGCGTTTCCGGTTTTACAGATCCGGTTAGCGAACTTGTCAGGTAGTGGTACTGCTACATTGACTGCTATTCAAGCGGGTCAGGTAGGCGGTTAATATGGGTGTTGGAAGCGCAAGCGTTGTAGATTACGCAAATACATATCCCGGCACAGCCTCGCATGTTAATGCTACAGGTAGCGTTGGTGACTTTGAGGTTGTGGTGGATGGGAGCGGTGCGACTACCTTAAGCTTGAACTTCCAAACCGCAACGTCTTTAGATCCAAGAATTACTTTCACAAGAGCAAGTTCCGCAACACAATATAATTCGGTAGGAACTCTCATATCAGTCGGTTCCGATGTTGCACGACTTGACTACGACCCTGTTACTCTAGCGCCAAAAGGTTTGTTGATTGAAGAACAACGGACTAATTTACTGATTTATTCAGAGCAGTTTGATGCTGTTTGGGGTAAATCTTTTTCAACAATAGTGGCAAATGCCACAATAGCTCCTGATAATACTAACACGGGGGATAAATTAATTCTGAACAGTCCACAAACTCCGGCAAGTACTAGGTCAGTTTACCAATCGGTTTCTATAACTGGAGTAAACACCATTACCATATTTGCTAAAGCGGCTGAGTTCTCAGCATTAAGATTATCTATACTGACAGCAGCAAATACGACACTCACAGGACCGACTTTTAATTTATCTAACGGTTCATACGACGCGTTAGTTTCGGCTATATCTGCAAATATTAGTAGTGTTGGGGGGGGATGGTACAGATGTACAGCTACCTTTGACTTTTTATCAGGCGTAACCACAGCTAGAACATATATAGCATCTACGCAAGCGACAGGCGACGGTACATCAGGTATTTACATCTGGGGAGCACAACTAGAAGCAGGCGCTTTCCCAACCTCATACATCCCAACAACCTCAGCTACCGTAACTCGTGCGGCAGATAATGCAAGTATGGTGGGTAGTAACTTTAGTAGTTGGTATAACCAGAGTGAGGGGACTGTTTATAGTCAATGGGTGATGGGTGGGGATAATACATCGGTTACGGTATACAACATTAATGACACTACAAGTGCTAATTATATCAGAAATAGATATAACTCAGCCGGAAGTGGCAACGACAATGCGGTAACAGTATCAAGCATCGTTCAGCAAACACTTACAGCTACAAATCAAATAGCTTTATATGCAATGTATAAAAACGCAATGTCATATAAACAAAATGATTTTGCTAGGTCAGCGAATGGCACATTGATAACAGGTTCTACTGGAAATATCCCAGTTGTTAGTCAAATGAATATAGGGGCAAGTGAATCTAGTGTTAATCAAATAAACGGCTGGCTCCAATCCTTTAAATACTACCCAACACGTTTACCTAACGGCACATTACAAGGGTTAACAGCATGATTGATTATTGCTTAAAGTTTAAAGACCAAGCCGAAGCTGACAAAGTATTAGCGGATATCAATGCATCGGTTGACGTGATTGGTACAATCCATAAGCCGACGGGTAAAATGCTGAAAGATGAAGATGGTAACGAATACCCAGCGTTTGCGGCAATAGACGGCTATCATGTGAATGTCAGAGCAGATGAAGAAATTCCCGCTTTAGATACTTACAAAATCGAACCAAAAACACCGTTGAGGGTTTGGGCATGACAACATCAGGAACCAGCAGTTTTAACCTATCAATCACAGACATTGTCGAAGATGCTTTTGAACGCTGTGGGCAAGAACTTCGCACGGGTTATGATTTACGTACAGCTAGACGCTCGTTGAACTTGATGACAATCGAATGGGCGAATCGGGGTATTAATCTTTGGACAATCGAAGAAGGTGTTATTCCACTTTACCCTAACCAGATTACTTATGATCTGCCTGTAGACACCATTGATTTATTAGACCAAGTTGTACGTACAGGTTCAGGGCAACAGCAAACTGACATCAACATTAACCGAATTTCATCCTC